AAAGGGTATGAGTTAGATTATAGTTCAGAAGGACAATTGCAATCAATAACCGGAAATATTCGTGAAGTTACTAATTACGAATACGAATCAAAACTAAATGATGAAAAAAGACAAATACTTGTCTTAAAGCCCGAATATCTAGGAGCTTTTGTTGATGATGTTAAAAATATTATGAACTATGAAAAATCAAGTCAATTCGTTGATAAGAAAACAAAAAGAGTGTACAACTCTCGTTTACAATAAACAAAAAAGGAGGGATGTGCCTCCCTCCTTTATTTTAGCAAGAATATCTTTGAACTTCAGTCCATCGTCTTACATATCCTTCTTGCATTCCATTACCAGAAACATATTCTTCTCTATATATTTCTCTTTTGCAAGTATTATAATATCTTGGAGTATAGTAACTAGGATAGTATCCACCAGTATTTCTAAATGGTCTCCAAAATTGATTCCAAGTAATTGCCTCTACTGGAGAGGAAACGAAAATTGCAAGAAAAATAATTAAAGATTTCACGACTCGGCAAGTTTCTGGAAGTAAGATAAAGCATCATCTTCATCTTCGTCATCACTATACTTAGACGAAGGAACTTCTGCATCATCAAATGTAGATGAACGAGAGGATGAAGCAGTAGAAGTTTCACCACGACGCTCACGTTCCCACTCTTCTTCTTCAGCAACAACTTCTGGGTCTTGGGACTTAGGAACACCACGAAGACCAAGAGTGTAATCAAGACGCTTCTTTAGGTCTTCATAAGACTTGAACTCTTTGGGGTCAGTGAAATCATTCAGATTACTCAAAGACTTATAGATACTTTCCAGTTCATCATCATCTCCATCAAGGAGAGGAGAAGGTGCTGCGAATTCAGACTTATCATAGTTCCAATAACCATCTTTCTTGACAAGTTTCAGTTTGAAGTTAGCACCAGTCCAGAAGTCAAAGGGATTAATAGGACTCTCATCTTCAAACTCAGGTTGCATTGCAGCAAGAATCTTGTCATAGATTTTCTTACCAAACTTGTAGAGGAAAACTTTACCCTCATTATCAGGATTGGCAGGATCACGAACAACATAAATGTTTGCATAGTAAGACAGTTTACGTTTCTGCTTACGTGCTTCTTCCTTATCACGATCAGAACCAGAGTTCCACAGAACACGATTCTTTTCACAGACAGGGCATTGCTGACCAAGAGTGGTAAGGCAGTTGTCAATTAACCAACCACCAGTGCCTTGGAATGCGTGAGACCATACTTGTGCCCAAGGTAGTTCACAACCTTCGGGAGCAGGGAGGAAACGGATAACTGCGGAACCTACACCGCTCTTATCCATTACAGGTTTCCAAAAACGGTCGTCATCCTTGGAACCACCATCATTCAGTTTTTCTACTTGTTTGATGAGTTTCTCGGTGAGGGAACCCATCTTAGATTGCTTTTTAAGATCAGCAAAAGACATTCGTATTCTCCGTATTAATTGTATTAAAAGTGTGTGCCGTATTGGTACGTATTAAGTATAGCAAAAACAACCCTAGATGTCAAGGGATTTTTCAAGGTTTTTTATGTTGGTTTCCATTATTTCAAAGAAATCATTTATATTTTGATTATTTTTTAAACCAAACATACGTGCAGATTCCATAATTTTATCTTTCATTTCAACCGCTTCTGGATCTTCGGAAAGAGAAAGACGAAAAATAAAAAGTTTTTGTTTTTCTAGAAACTCTTTCATTCTACCTAAATGTTCTTTTTTTCCTTCCCTATCAAGAAAAGGTATATTCATTATATCATCAAAAAGTTGGCTCTGAAGTTCATCAAGCTCCATTAAGGACTCTCTAACAACTTCAGATTCAAAAAAAGAACTCACAGTACAATCTCCTGCATTAGTTTTTTGTATTTTGCTACATCAATATTTAGAAATGGTTTGTATTTTAAAATTCTTAAACTTACGGTTTCCCACACAGGATCATCTAATTTTTTATCAAAGTTATCACAATAATTTAGGATCATATCAAGAATTACCATTGTTTCCAAACCAATAGCACCCTCAAGATATTTTCTTAGGATTTCTGGATGTCTTCCTTTTTTACATACAAATAAAGATGTAAAATTTTCTTTATAGATGAAAACTTCAACCTCAGTCTTAAATGTGTAATAAAGACTTTGTATCCTTTTCAACCAATTCATATAAACGTCTTCTCCATTTCTTATAATTTCTCCGATCCATAACCTCTCTGGATCGGTACATTCAACGAAGTTTGCAACAAAATACGCTTTTATCTCATCATCACTTTTTTGCCTGGAAAGTTTCTCAAAGAAAAATCTATCGCGGCGTTTATAAAAGGATTGTAAAGAAGCCCTTGACCTTCCACAATATTTAAAATAATCATAATTTTTTTTTGAAAAGTGATTCTTAAATGCAAGGTATGACTTATACACTTCAAATGGTTTCACTTTATCACAAAGGTAATTTTGCTCTTGTAGTTTTTTTAAGAAAGTTTAATTCAATTGCGTTATGTTTTAATTTTTCCTTTAATGGTTTTGAAATTAATTTTGATACGTTTTCAAGTTCAATACTATTTTCTTCACAATAAGTGACAATAGCATCAATGTAATTAATCTTAGATTCTTTTACAATCTTTTCTATTTCCTGTGCAAATTTTTGTGGGCACAAAAATTTTGTACTCAACTCTTCTTTTATTTGTTCATTCATATTCTTGAAGTTTATCTCTAACAAATTCTCTAATATATTCCCCGAGCAATTTGATGTACTTTGACTTTTCATAACTTTCATAAACAACACACTCTCCGTTTTCGCATGACATTAGTATAACTAGTTTTTTAACAGATAATCCTGTTTGTTCATATAACATACATCCATATGCCATACATTGGACAAAATAATGCTCAATCCATTCTACTGGTTTTGGCTTTTTAGATGTTTTAAAGTCTATTATTGCAAGTTCACCATTGTATTCTGCAATACAGTCAACAGTTCCTGCAATGCCCAAGGTTTTACTGTATAAAGATTGCTCTAGAGCATAGATATTATTTATCTTAGTTAGTTCTTTTTTAGCAATCTTAAATAAAAATTGAGATAAAGGTTGCACCTCTGGAAGATCTTCATTCTTTAAAAGATGTTCAACCAACGTGTGCATATCAGTGCCACGACTAGTTGCCTGTCTAGTAATTTTATTTGCTTTTTCTTCCCCGACTTTCTTACGCCAGTTTGCAAAAAACTGGCGATTTTTATGACTGGTAACAGAGGTAATAGATGCTAAACGAAGAAGTTCTGTCCCATCTTGTATTTTATAATAACGAACTCCATCAATAGTTTCTCGTTCTAAACTTGGGAGTTTTAACTCAACGTGATTGAACATCAAAGTCCTGCTTCCATTTTTGCAATAATGTATTCTTTAACTAATCCAGAGCGGACAATATCATCAACTCCAAATTCAATTATATCAAAAGATGGCATTTTTCTCAAAATATTCATAAAGTCACTAATACCAGTCCTTTCATTTGTTTTAACTAAATCCGACTGAGTAGCATCTCCACAGAAACAAATTCTACTATTTTCTCCCACACGAGTAATAATACTATCAAGTTCATGAAAATTTAAGTTCTGATATTCATCAACAATAATAATTGAATTGTCTAGTGTTGATCCCCGAAGGAATGAAGTACTCCAGAATTTAATTGTTTCTTGGGACTTAAGATTTCCGTAAAGCATTTCAAAGTCCGTGTCACTTGGCATTTGAAACATATACTTTACCATATTTTTATATGGAATCTGATAAAGCGCAGATTTATCATCATGGTCCCCAGGAAGAAATCCAATTTCACGAGTTGCAACTAAAGAACGTACAATATAAATTTGCTCATATGGAGTAATTTCATTTAAAACATCCTTTAAAGCATTATAAAGTGTAATGAACGTTTTTCCTGTTCCAGCAGAACCATAAGCAACTAAATGTTTTCCCTCTGAATATGAATTAAAAAGTTTTTTCTGATTATCAGTTAATGGATCAATATCAATTAGATACTCTGAGCTAATTGGTTTCCTTCTTTTCATCTGCTTGGAGGTCATTCCAACTCCAATTGGATGATTATCGTTACTTCTTCTTTTTCTAGCCATTAAATTACTTGTAAGGTTTTACTGTAGATCCTGGAACTTGAGATACTTTATGAAGTACTTCATTCCATCCACCATCTGTTTTGTTCTGGAAATCGCCAACTGAACTTACAGAATTTAGAATCGTTGGCATTTGGATAATGTTTGGATGTGCTTCAAGATAAGGTTCTCTTTCTGCCATATACATCCACTTCTCAAAAATTTCACCTGTATCAGTATTTTGAAATCTATATGTTGGCATTTATACTAATCACGTACAAAAAAATATTTATTCTATGATTATTGATGGTGCATCAATACACTCAGAACAACCTTTACGAGTCCAACCAAGTGCTTCAGATACTGCAGGAAACTGGCAGGTAAAGATACAACGAATCAATTCAGCAATCTCCATATGTTCCTTCTGTGTGCCATGTGCAGAGCGCAAATCAATATAATGGATCCAAGAACGCACAGAACCGGTCATATAAAGTCTTGTAGGAGTTGCAAGTGGAAGTACAAACCTTGCACACTCCTTTGCCACTCCTTTCTCCAGAAGACGATTATAAAGGCGTAGAGAATGCTCAAAGTGAACACGAATATCTTCGGTTAAAGTAAGTTTTAAATAATCTGGAATGTCATCAATTGAGTTTTGACGATTCTTGTCATCCTGACGACGAAGTTCTGGTAGAGGAATTGTCTTACCAAGAAGAGTGCTATCAGCATAACGCTGCGAAAATTCCTGATATGTAAAGCTTCTATGCCGAAGTATTTGTGCTGCGATACCACGAGTAGTATTAATCTCTACGGTAAGAAAAGCTTGTTCAAAGATTGACCAATGCTGATGCTTGATACAGTATTTTAAAAGACCAGAAAAAGAATCAGAGTTCTGATTACTTGGATTTGAAACTCTTGCACAATAAGCCATATGTTTTTCTGCATCAGGAGTAGCAGATACAAATTTGACTTCTGGTTTCATATATTCAAATTCAGTTGACATTTCCATATGATTATTATTCATGTGTGTTGTTTCCAAATCCTTTTTTATTTTTTGATCTTTCTTCTTTATCTAAAAATTCAACTTCTCTAAGCTGATTTTTAAGATACCTAACTTCTTCGTCAGAAAAAAGATGATCATTCTTCAAAGTATCTTTAATAACTTTGATAATATCTTTTGTTTTCATATATTTTTAAGAATCAAATACTTCATCAAAATCATCTACAGGAGGACCAATACTTTCAAAATCTTCTACAAATTTATTTTTCTGCGTGTCTTCATCCAGTAGTTCCTCTTTAAGAGAAGACAGAAGAAGTTCAATATTTTTAATAATTAGTCTAACCTTTTCTTTGTCCATTTACAAATCCATAGACACTAAAATTATACGAAAAAAAAGAGGGTTCGTCAAGAACCCTCTGATCTAAACATTTTCTCAAACCATTGTATCAAATGAATACGATAACAAGACCAATATCTACATCCACGATATGTTAATAGATAACAAGCCGGAGGTCTATTGTCCTTGTCCATATCATCATTATGATAATGGTAATGTTGCATTACTTATTACCAACCAATTGTGCCAGAGATGCTTTGTGGCGACGATCTTGTTTTTGTTTTTGCTCTTTAATGAGTTGGAGCACGTTGAGTTTTTTAATCACTTATGACCCTCCTTTACAAAACGAACACCGCGATAGTTTTCGTCGTATTGTTGGGGTTGTTGCATCATCTGTTGCTGATACTCCAGACGCTTCTGGGTATCATATTCTACACCGCGATAAACTACTTTAGCCATTAGGATTTCCTCCAAAGAAATGAGATTTTTAGGTCCCGTTCCTTCGGGCGGTTTGCGTTCGCCATTTGCGAATAGCGAATGAACGTCCCGTTCCGCCGTCCTACTTGCGTCGGATTTCTCCGATGAACGTAAGGTCATTATAGACCTGTTGCTCTATATATGCAAATAGTTTTGTAATTTGTGATACAATTTTATATTGTTTTTATTTTCTTTTTTTCTTTTCTGGTGCTTTGTATCCCCAAAGTTTTGGATTGGTTCTACCATAACCAAAATCAATTTTTTGGACTGCCCCTGGACCAAACGTATCATAATATAAGTCAAATATTTTAACTCTACTTCCCCTACAGAGATCAATGGAAATTTTATCTTCTATCTTATAGTAGACAATATATGCATCATTTGGGTATGAAGGATTTTTTGCAACTTCAATACTTGTATCCTCTAAAAGAATCTCACAACCATATCTAGGAGGAATATTGGTTTTTTCTTCTTGAGACCAATTCATAAGAATATCCTTTTTTTCCTTTACTGTCTTGGCTGTACTCACGAGCGACCACCCCAAGTGATATCAGGATATGC